TGTCAATAATCTTATATACTCTTCTTTAAGTCTTCCGATCATTGAGTCGTCATAAATTATGCCATCAAGATAAAACCTTTTAATAGGCTTGTGATGGTAGAAGGTTGGTGACAAGTTCTTCTTAATTTCTGACATACCATATTATAACTACTTATCTTCAAAGTCTTTGTACCTGTAGTATCCCTTATCAAAGTCACACTGTACCAAAAAGTCTCCCATAAACCCATTACGGTTCTTTCTAAAGGCACACTCAATAATATCGCTGTTCGTACCACGACCTAGGGCAAGCACCCAGTCAGCATCGTAAGCAATCTGCCTTGACCATGCTGTTTGACCAAGTGTAGGGACTGTAGATAGATCATTAACATCGTCTGGAGTAGCAGATGAGATAGCAATGATAGGAACCTCTTCGCCAATAGCCATTAGTTTAAGTTCTCTTGAAAGGTTCTTCATTCGTACCGTTTCATTATCTGACTTCTGGTTAGGAGCCATTAACTGCAGGTAGTCAACGATTACAAAGTCTGGCTTATATTGATCAATCTTTCCACGAAGAACTGATGGGTTGATCTCTCCACCTTGATCGTTTGATATGATATGAAACTCTGGCTTGCCTGCAAGATTCTTTGCATGCCAATCCTTTAGCATATCAATTTCAATCTCACCATTACTAATCTTGCGGTGGGACCAACGGCCTTCGCCCATGATGGTAAACACACGATTGCGGACTTCAGTCTCAGACATTTCTAGAGATATTACCATTGGAGACTTACCTTGCTTCCATGCCTGCACTGCAAAGTACAATGCCAGCCATGACTTACCAATTCCTGGATAGGCAAGGAATACACCAAGTTGTCCTGGCATAATTCCAGATGGAAGGTAGTTGTCAAATCCTGGAAGGCCTGTCTTAATTCCTGACAAACCAAGTGCTTGTTGCTTTTTTACATTTTCAAAGTAGGCAATGGCGGACTCTAGATCTGTAACATCAATATCACGAATTGCTGCAGTGTTCTTCTTTAACTCTGAAGTTTTTGTAATGAGTTCGTTTAGCGCACCAGTTCCATTATTGTTCTGAATCTCGCTTGCTGCAGATCTAATAATATCCTTTAGACTATCTGTAAGATATTCTCCCTGAAGTTCTTCAAGGTGGTGCTTAGTTGCTCCAACTCCTGCTACTGGCTCAAAGTCTCTAAACTTTTCAGTAACTAATTCTGCTGGAGGAAGTGTTGAGTTGTTTTCAAAGTAAAGTCTGACAAAGTTCCAAATGTCTCCATGCGTTCTTAGAAGGTTGTCAACATTGGCTTGAAGAAGCACATGGATTTGCTTATCATTTAAGACAGCCGTAAGTAGTTTTGCCTCTGTATTATTCACTTAACCACTCCTTTGCCATTCTTCTGCGCTCTGCTCTCTCTTCATCATCTTTAACTTTATCTTTTCTTGCCTGCAATATTTTTTCTGCGTTGTATGCAAAGTAGTTCCAAGACGGATTCTCTGCAACTGAAAAATAATACTCAAGTATATCGTAGCACCCTGGCAATGTATATGACTCTACAAGGGCATCTGATGCCCACTGCTCTACATTTAGGTTAAGGGATGGCTTTGATTCGTACCTTGCGGTATGATACTTGCTGTATCTTGAAAGCAAAGCCATACGGTCTTTGCGTTCTGCCATTATCCTTCAGCAGCCTCCGATTGGGCTTCTAAAATCTTTGCGGTTAGTTTGTCTTCAACAAACTTATAAACACGCTCAAAAGCCTGATCAGTATTTTCTCCATCACGCTTTGAGTCTACAATACCAAGATCAAGTCTTAGTGACTGAAAGTTTCCTAGGTTGAGTGTGTATCCTAGTGTAACAGATACCTTTGTTGATTCGTTTTCCATTTTATACCCTTCGTTAAATAGATTCGTTCCAAATTGGAACAAACCGCCCATCTTCAGTTTTCCTATATGTAAGTATACCATCACCCATTCTGCGTGTCAACTCTTGTTTACTAGGCGTAATATCATTTGTAATTAATTTATCTTTTCTTGGTCTGCCAATATGATGTGTAGCAAGTATATCACGAATCTCTCTTACTTGCGATTCTGAATAATATGATCTTACCTGAAAGCCTCTTGCTCCACCCTTCTGAGATCCAGTAGGAAATGGTATAACTCCTCGTCTCATTAAAGATGGCATATATTTTTTGTGACGATTAACTAATTCAGCAGTCTGACCTACAGTGTATGCTCGTTCTCTTTTATTTTTAAACTCACTAATCAAACAACTTTCAATTTGATCTTTATTTATATTATAGACAGACATAATTCCGTTAGAATGATTATAGTGGTGAATTCTAACTAGGTCCCCGTTAAGAAACCAAACCTTTTTGTTGCCTGGTATTACAGGCGACTCATTGTATTTTTCGCTCTCAATTGTTCCTTTTTTAGTAACCATTGGCCCTCCTGAGAATTACTAGGTGGATGAAAAAATTTTCTTGATCCGCAAAGAATGCAATATAATTCCAGATTATTTATCTCTGTATATTGTCGATCTACAAACATTCTGCCATTGCATTTTATACACTTAATCACTGGTTTGGTAATCCAACTGCTATAATGTTGATACCCATCGTGGTTTCTCCTCCAAGATTAAACTTTACTGTTCCTTCAACTTTGGATGGTGTTATGCTATTAATAGTTACTGTAACATCTTTGCCAGCATCGCTATTTCCTTTGTTGTATGCTGTTGCAGTAACAATTGGCTCAAATGCAAACTCTTGTGGGAAACTATAACTCCAAGGCAATGAACTTCCTGCTGTCTGCAAAGATGTTGTAGACACCTGCTCAAAACCTCCAATTATAAGAGACTCTGATGCCTTTACGGTTTGTGGGCCATTTTTATTTGTTGTGACCTTAAGGTATCCTTTTTTGGATACATCAACCTGGCTATACAACTCATTAATAGACTGAACAATTTTATATATATATGTTGTATCTAGTGGCTGGCCACGCTCAGGGATAGGAATAATAGGCATACTACAATTATACCAGACTAACTATTCCAGAAACATATACCTTCAGGGCATCTGTTAATTTTGGGTTTAATGAAGAGGCTTGGACTACAACGCTAACAGATTGTGTACCGTTTTTTAAAAAAGAATAATTTTGTGATGATGTTGAGCCTACATAGACTGGTGTTGCTCCATCAAACCCTGCAAAAATGTCGTACACCATCTGAGTTGAGGCCTGACCAATTGACCAGTTTACAATAACAGTATTACCAATAAAGTTTACATCTCCTGGGCCAGGGAACAAAATTTCTGATCCAGTAATGAATATCTTAGAGTATGCAGACTTTCTATTTTTATCTTCTGATATAAGTCTAAATCTGACTACTCTTGAGTTTGAAGATGTTACCTTCCCAAGTAAATCCTTTTTAATAACAATATTCTTAATTCCTTTATCGACCATTGCTACACATCCAAAGCAAATCTAAACTCAATATAGTTAGTTGTGTTTGCTGACTTTATGATTGGCTTTGATCCTACACTTTTGATTACTGAGTACCCAGTAAGTCCGTACAGAGAGTTTGTTGACGTAATATTTTCCAATCTCAAACCATCTAAGCACACATAAAATAAATCAGATGGTGAGCCAGCCTCAGTTACGCAGGAATAAATTTTTGCAACATTAACCTCTCGCCAGTCAAAGTTGTCTGTTTTATTTAAATCCTTAAGTGCTTTAGTGGCAACTATATATCTATTTGTTGCAAGGTCTCTTTTGTCTACTGCAGTTCCTGCAACGTATCCCTGGTGATCTATATCTACTTCAAACCTTGCATACTCTTGAACAGAATTAGCGCCTGTATAAGAAAACTCTAATAAAATTTTAACATTATCAGGAACTGTATTTGAATTTGCAACTTTATTTACAACAGAAAATGCTAGTCTCAACTCATCTAGTGGGCTGTTCTTTGTAAAATCTACAGTTGTTTCATTAAGACGAATAAACTTAGAGCCACTGCCTACTTGGATCTTTCCTGAAGAATTAAGCGTAAGTGTAGAATCGTTTCCAACTATAGCAATTATGTTATTTAAAAATCTACATCTTTCATTTCTTGATACTCTGTCAGACTGAGTAAAGAGTCTGTTATCTGCATTTGTTTGAAAAACATTTAAAGTTTGGTTTATAACTCCATTACCAGACTCGCCATCTAGTGGCTCATATACAGGAAGGATTTCAATTGCTGCAGATCCAAACGGCTGATATAGCCAGTTATCAGTTTCTGCAAAAGAATATATAGTTTTGCTATCAAAAGAGCCAGCAACTGGATTTGATGCTGCAGAGAAGACTCCTACCTCTGTAATCTCGTATCTTTCTTCTGTTGGCAGTTCTGCTGTTAGAACTACCTTATCTATACCGTCTTCATTTACAAAGCCTCTAGAAATGATTGGGACACGAAACATTTCAAAATCTAATGACTTTTTTGATGAATAGTCGTTAAAAAATCCCCCATCAGAAGCCACTGGAGTAGGCCCACAGCCCACAGCAATGTGTGAGGCATATGATTGGGTCTGCCCTACAAGATACTTGGCTAAAAGATTTTTACCTATATTAGTTATCATTAATTACTCCCATCATATATTGTATCACTAAAAATATCCCCACTTGTTAAAACCTGTACCTCTACCTGTTCATTTTCTTTAACATTAATTAAATTAATAACCAAGTCACCAGAGATTGGGTCTATGTATACAGCCTTGCAATTTGGGACTTTTGTCCATTTTGTCTTGTCTTGTTCGTTTGGGTTACTAACTGGTGGATATATATCGTATCCAGTTCCGCAGGTTGGCAAGTGATCAAAAATTGATAGAGACAAAGATTTAAAATATGAATCAGATGACTGCAGTCTTAGGACGTTGTTTGGATTATACTGTAAATATAAGTCTGTTAGATTTTTAATTGGAGAGTATATTACCTTTTGACCATTTACTAAATCATGCCTTGATATGGTAGCAAGTTCATACCCACCAATATCTTCAAAAATAAGATCTGTCATTGTCTCGATAGACATTGCCTCTTCATCAAAAATTATTAGATCTGGAGTTGCAATTTTTACAGAGTCGTCAGCCTTTGCTACCATTGCTTTTGGTAGTGGTGCTGTAGCCTCTGGAGTTCCGCCTCCGCCTTCTATTTCATAATTCACTACAATACCTCGCTTAAAAATAATGTCATATCTGGGCCATCTGGTCCTCTAGAAAAATCAATATTGTATACAACAAACCTGCTTGATGGATCTGATGCCATACTTACTCCGTTTTCTTTATAGTCTAAAGTAACGATGTCGCCAAGTTGAATTGTAGGTATTGAAAATATCTTAACTCCTATAGATTTTCTTGGCTTTGTTGTTTTTTCAACCATCCATTTCATTAGGCTTGCTGCTTCGTCCTGTGATTGAATATATGGTGTATCTATAGCAAAATCTTTTTTGCCATATGTCATTCTGCTTAATTTGATATCTTGATAGTCTTGTTTAAACTTGTATGGGTTTGATATAAGTTTGTCTGCCACAAATTGTGGGTTTGACAAAGAACTGTTTTTGTTAAAGTATTCGTCAACTGTTAATGTGTTAGCGGATTGCTGTGTAAAGGTAATACCTTGTATTCTCAGGTAGTTGCCAGTTGTTTCGTCTAGGCTAAGTGCTGAATCTGTTGCATTAAATATTAAAAACTCAGCGCCATAGGATCCTGCTCTAAAACCAGAAACAACGTAACCTTTTATTTTATTAAAGGTGGGAGAAATTTTTGCAGTCAACGCTGGATATGCTTTATCATATTTAAAATTAAAAACTGCTGCCTCTCTCATAATGCTTCCAAATTCTTCAAAATACATACTATACCTTGGTGATTCTGCAGCACTTATTCCAGACAAATATGTATTCTGAACTAATCCGCTCATGGCATACTTTCTAAATGACTCATTTGCATTTATTTCAGAGTCTCCAAAAACTGAGTTGACTGGAACATCCAAAGAGAATACTGTGTTTTGAGAATAGTTGTTAGATAGGGCATAAACATTTTCAAACATTGCTCGTGAAGAACCTCTTGTAAATAGGGCTATGTTTGAGTATGCTGGTGTTGGATCTAAATCGTCAACTGTCTTTATCATTTTACCATTTATGTATAGATAAAATCTTCTTGTCTTTCCTATGTCTTCATATTCTACTGCTAGATCGTATACCGTTGGATTTTCTTCAGCAAACATTCTTGATTGTCCAGTGAATTTTCCATCATCTACAGTGATTTTAGCAAGTCCATCATACAAAGGAATTGGGATAGCCTTTCCATTGTCAGACTTGATCTTATAAAAAAATACATTGCTAACACTTTGTCTGTCTTTTTCTGACAAACTTTCTAGACCAAGTGCAGCAATTTCAAAATAGTATCCAACATTTGTTGAAGTGTTTAACAAAACAGATATTCCAGCAGTTCCACCAGACACATTGATATTCTTATCTGGTGTTGATCCATTAACAACATACAAGTTAGAGGAGCCATTGGCTGTTTGACCTGAGTCTTTACTACTTTCTATTTTTCCAATTATTCTTACCCTTGTCCCAAAATGCTTATACTTGCTATCTGGCAAAGACTTATGAACATATGAAATAAAATTTCTAGGCTTTTCTTTTGTTGTGAAGTTTGGTCCAGTAATTGATAAGGCAGAAGACTGTAAGGATCCTGGTCTTGGCTGTGTTGAGGTTGTTATTTCTCCGCTCATAACTGTTGACATAAAGTTTTTTATTAATCCAGTTCTAGAAGAGGTTCTAGCCAATGCATCTGATGAAACGTTCGTGTCTGTTGTTTTGCCAGCAGCAGCAATAGTTGTTGCTGGGATAGGTGTCTTTTTTTCAAACATATATTCTGCAGACATATAGCATCCCTTGACGTTATCGTCAGATTTCCAATAGTCTGATATTCCAGCAGAGTGTGCAACTACTGTTGTTCCAAACTGGCCACGACCATGCTTTTGTACTTCACCATTTTGTAACTTAATAACACCAGATTGCTCAAAATATTTTGGCTCAGCATAAATTCTTACAAGACCTGTTGGATATATTTTTCCGTTAAATGGAAGTTTAGAAAAATAGTTTTGATAATCTTCTGTTGAAGTTATCCAAACATTTCCAAAACCACTAACATTATACTGAACTGCATCATATTTTATTATTTCACCTTGTGAATAAAAGTATCCATTATATCTTGTAATCCAGTATGCAGCCTCACCAAGACTAAATGTATTATTTATTAGCACATTATTTTTTACAACTGGGACATCTGCCGAAAGATTAGAGTTGAGAGGAATTGCACTTAGCACATACGCCGACTGAGTGTTTACTTCATTGTTAATTGATTTTGTATTTTCTGTTCCAGATACTTCCCAAAGAAGTACTGGCTTATATGTATAAATTCTTTCATCGTCCAAAAGGCTGGCCTGTCTAATGGATCCGACAGATCTTTGTATATGTCTTGTTGTATAGTTAATTACACCGTCGTTATAAACATTGTTTGCTTGCACGGAAACAGATATAACGTTTGCAAGTTTTGAGTTGTTAACGGTCTTATTTTTAATTTCACCACTTTCAAACAAATCTTGAGTGCCTTTAAGTTGAAAAGTTGTTTCTCTTTGCTGTACTGTTGGCATTATATAGTCTTTGCTCATCATTACAAAGTTGTTATATTCATCAAAGAACATTGCTGTCTGAGTTGAAATTGCTAAATCTTGAAGAACTTCAGCAACACTTTTATCTGGACCAACAAAGAAGTATGGGATTATGGTTTCTTTTTCATTTGCAACTCTTCTAAAAGTGTAGTTGGAGTAACCAATATGATCTAATAAGAGAGAGACTGCAGAACTAACTGAAACCTCTGTCATTAATATTTGTGGAGCAGTTATAGACTCAAGGTACCAGTACATATCTCTTAAAGATAATGACACAGTTTTGCCCATAAGATCTTGCTTTGGGAATGATTCAGAATATAATGTTTTTATTGGAACCCAGTAGTCCCAACCTTTTACATCAACGATAACTTCGTAAAACTTAAACTGGACATGTCTGTTTATATATTTTGCAATTATACTTGTTTTATTGTTTTCATTAAATGCTTGATCATAATCAAATATTCTAATATTTCCATTAGAAGCAATTAACTGTCCGACTGGCAAACCACTGAGCCCAAGGTCTGAAGCACTCTTGTTTACTGAGTAGTCTAGTGTTTTGTCTGATACATTCATTACAAGTCTTGGCGACATCTCTATAAGATCAAATGTTGAGTCTTTTACATTCATAGCATCTACAACAATTCTTATTCCAGAAAGATACTCAAACTCTCTATACTGTATTTTTCCATCCAAGGATCTTGTAAACACATTTGGAGATGTTGCATCTACAACAAAGTTTGTTAGCCTATCAACTGTTTCATCCTGCACATACCATCCATATTTTGGTGTCAACTTTGTATAGTCTGTACCGTTCCAAATATGAAACACTCCTATATCGTTTTCATTTTTCTTAATCAAGTATGCATACCCAACAACAGATTTTTCAGGAAGCAGCGATTCGCTAGTATAAACTTCTGCAAAAACAAAGTTTAGCCTCCACTCATCTGGAACTATTAGGCCGTAGGCAATTTCAACATACCCATCACTCTTAATAATTGCTGATCCGTCTGATCGTGTTGTTGATGGATTAAAAGACATTACATCTTCCCAATTGCCGTCCTTTAAGAATTGAATTTTCCATCTACTAGGAACCTTTTTGTTTAAATCTCCAAAGAATGGATCTGCCTTTGCGCCTGTTGGTGATGAAAATGGGCCTAAGTTTTCTGTTCCAACATGTGTTTGCATCTTAACTACAACCCTGTTTGCAGGAACTTTTTCTTTGTAAACAACAAAAGGACAAGCATCTTCTATAGAATTCTGAGAACCTCTTACCTTAGAAGCAATACCATACTCTGAAATGCTTTCAATTTTGCCTAACTTTTCTTTACCATCTCTATCCACAAATACCTGTGAGGATCCATATCCAAATGTTCCATTGTTATAGGTATACTTGTATGTCACTTCACTTCTGTATGAAGTCCAGTATTTAAACTTATCATTTTTATCTGGCATATAGTATCTTGGTCTATCTGCCATAAAAAGATTTGGATGATGTAGCGATCCACCATCAAAAAATACTGCCTTGTTGATTCCAGACCTAGGTCTAAACTGCTCAAAGCATGCTTCTAAAGAATACAAAGTATTTATTTTTTCTTTTTTTGTTAAAAATGTTGTTGGTATATTGTCATTGTCAAAGGTTCCATCAACTACAACATCAGCATCTGTAGCGCCTGTATAAAAGTTTCCAGCATCATTAACATCAAAACTTGTAGGAAGGGATGCATAAATAGATCCAGTGTCTGTCGGTCTATACCTGTAATTTCCAATATGCTTTATATTGGTTGGTATATTCATATTCCATTCTGCTGTTATTATTGACTTATTGCGTACCGTCGGAGAAGTCTCTAAAAATGTTTGCAGGTCTTTGTCTTCAAACATTATACCTCTTCCAAACTTATTGAGACATTCCAGTAGTCAAAATTACTTCCTCGTTTTTCAACAGAGTATGAGAAATCACTAATGAACATTTCAATGAGTTGGTTATACTGTCCCAAATGATCGTACGGCTCTGGGGTGCCCTTAAAGATACCTTTTCTGTCATATGCAAGATAGACCCAGAAAGAGCCTTTGTGAGAGTCGTACCATTCCAACATATCTGCTCCACCTGCTCCACCATCAGTTGTATAAGACTTATATGGAGAGCGTCCAGTAATAGTATCAAATGTAGGGACATTTGCGTGAGATCTAGATGGAATTAAATTCCAACTTGTACTTAGTTTTAACTTATCTGCAATATGATATGATCTCATTCGACCATTAATCATTCTTTCACGCTTTTCAATTCTTTCTTCTGAAAAGTCTAATGGCTGTCTATTATCATCAGTAATCAATAAAAACTGATCTCTTAGTGATTCATCCTCAACATCTTCTGGATCTACGCCTATCTCATAGCCATTTGGTACATACAAACCATTCTTAAGTGTGCCAGAGTTTTCAGACCAAAGCATACCACTAGGCCTGTTATATTTTTTACGACCCTGGATATAGGTTACCCTAGGATCTATCTCTTCATCGGCCATTTAGCGACACCCCTCTAATTCTTCTATCATCAACACGCTTAATGGTTGACATTACTGCCTGTGCAATATCGTTTGGATTTGCATCTGTCTTAGCATTAACTGTTAATGTATATGTATTATTATACACTGTACCGCCAATAGAATCGCCATTGTTAATCTTTCTCATATTATCTACACCGTAACTGTCTACAGCATATTTACTCATAATAAATTCTCCTGGTGTTAACATTGCTGGAACAGTATCTGTTCCCTTTGCAAAACCACCCACAGCAAAGTACTTAGGAATTAGTCCACCTTTAGCCTTATACTTAGGCGGAATAAAAGTACTTCCGTTATATACACCAGTTCCTGGAACTAGTTTTGGTGGCTTTAACTGAATGTTATCTGGTATTCCATTTTTATCTAAGTCTTTAGGCGCTGGAACAACCGTCTTCTTTGGTGCTTGAATGTTATCAGGTATTCCATTGCCATCTGAATCTTTAGGCTTTGGAATTACGGCTTTTGGAACCATCAGTGGTGGGAATGCTTTTGCAAGAGAACCTGTTCCTGGTATACCAGTTCCTGGAACGGGAGCCATAACCGTTGGCGGTGCCTGAATATAGTCTGGAATACCATTCTTGTCGTCATCTTTAAAACTAGGAGTAACTTGCTTTGGAGTTACTTTTGGAAGCAGGTCTGGGAATATATTGGTATCCCTGACACACTTTCCTTCTGCATTCATCTTAGTTCCTGGAGGACATGGTTTTGGTGTTACTTCTTCTTTAGAACCTCCAGTAGTCCCTCCTGTAGATCCTCCTGTGGAGCCTCCTGTGGATCCGCCAGTAGAGCCTCCTGTAGATCCTCCTGTGGATCCGCCTGTATTAATCTCTATACATCTTCCTTCTTGATTCAAGAAATATCCAGGACCGCAAGGACTAGAGTCTTCTGCTGTTGCATTTCCAACTGCCCCACTATACTGTGGTAAAAGTTTTTCTCCCTTATAGAGTTTTATTAAGTCTGCACTATAAGCAACTGCTCTTTGTAGAGATTCTTCATATCCCTTTACGCCAATTCTGGCCATCTCTACTTGGCTTTTTATCTGTTCCCATTGATCTCTATTCATTCCAGCAACTTTTACATTATCCATTGCGGTCTTTAAATCAATTTCTGCCAACCTAATTAAATCTTGCTTTGGCTCTATTATGTCTTCTTCTTTATTAAATATTTCATCTTGAAGAGTTTTTATCTCTTCTTCAAGTTGCTTTCTAGTTTTTCTTTTCTTGTCTGTTTTATCAAACCCAGTAACTCTAGAAAGTTCAAACTCTCTAGACTGTTCTAGCGCTTCCTTCTCTTTGGTGACTGCATCTGTTGCTGCTTGTGCTCTCATGTCCTGAGCAGCCCTTGCTGCTGCAGCAATATCTCCAGAAGTTAATGCCTCTGCAAGTGTTAGTTGTCCCTTTTGTTGAGCAGAGATTGCAGCGTTTGCCTTTTCAACTTCATCAAGCGCCTCAATTCTTTCATCATACTTATCATTAATTTTTTGCTCTTGATCTTCAATAGACTTAAGTGCTGCCTCTTTGTCATCAACATTATACTGAATTGCTGCTATTTCGTTTTGTGCTTTTTCAATTTCTTTATTTAATGAGTCAGTGCTTATTTCAAAGTCTATCTGTAATGCTTGTTCTTTTACATCAAAGGCATCCATTCCTTTGCTATACACTTCATTAAACATGTCTTCATACAGACCAATTGTGCTTTTTAGTTGTCCTAATCTTTCTTCAAATTGAGCAATTGACTCTGCCAAATCATCGCTTGCTTTTTGAATTGCAGCGGCTTTCATATCTTTTGTAAAGG